AAAAAAAGTCTCCTCCAATAAAATTAGCAAAAACAATAGATGTCGAAAAAGAACTTGTAAAAATTTATGCCCAGGAGCATGGAGATTATCCAATGCTTAGTATGAGCAAGGATAAAGTTTTAATGAGAAAGCTTCTGACGGAATTCAAAAGAAGGAATCCTAATGTCTCATATCAGGAAACATTGGATGGGATGAGAAATCATTTTCGTCAATGTCTGGACATAACTGATTCCTGGTATCACGATCATATGAGTATCGGTCTTATGGTATCTAAATTTTCTGAAATAAATAAAATCTTAAAAAATGGAACAACTGGAAAGAATAAACGAGGGGCAACTGCCGAAGAAATTGCAGAAGCCTTTGCTGAGCAATTCGCAACTGACATTGGAGGGGATAGCCAGCAACACATTGAGAATTAAAAATAACTTTCCTGACCTGCCTTCAGGATTCTATAAAACCTTAGCAGAAAGAATCCGGGCTCATGGCTTTACGGATATCAGATTTACAAAAGCTGTTGATTATGTTATTGATAATTGCACTTATCCAAGACCTACGGCAGCTAACTTTATTCAGGCCGATAAGGATTTTCAGGATCAGATTGCAAAATTTTATACCGGTCCAGACCGATGAGCAACAGAAGACCAGTACTGCATATGCCTGACCTAGGAAAGGTTCCTCCTCAGGATATTGAAGCAGAAGAAGCTGTTTTAGGAGCATGTATGGTTTACCCGGATGTTATTCATGACATAAGCCTATCTCCGGAAATGTTTTACCTGGAAGCCCACCAGGAAATATTTGAAGCTATCCGGGATGTATCAATGACAGGATCGGTAGATTTAATATCAGTACAGAGTAAACTCAGGAATAAAGGGAAATTAGAGATAGCCGGGGGTCCTGTTGCATTAACAATGCTCCTCTCTAAAATCTTTACTGACCAGATGACCCCCACTCATGCCAGTATCGTAAAGGATAAATTTCAGCTCCGGGAATATATCCGAATAGGGACTGAAATAAGAAATATGGCTTTTACTGATGATGTGGCTGATGTAAAAGAACACGCAGAAACCGGTTTGTTTCATCTTTCAGACATTACTGAAAAACAGGAGCCGGTACATATCTCCAAAGGCATTGATGAAGTCCTGGAAGAAGTCAGGCAGGTTTACACTAAGGAAAAATCTCTTATCGGAGTGCCATCTGGATTCTTAGGCATAGACAGGATAACCGGGGGATGGCAACCGGGAAACCTGATTATTATTGCTGCAAGACCCTCTATGGGAAAAACTGCACTGGCATTGATCTTATCACTTAATCCTGCAAGAAGGAAATTCCCTGTCACTTTCTTTTCCCTGGAAATGTCAAGAGAGGAATTAATAACCAGATATCTTTCCGGAAGTTCCGGATACACGAATATTGAAATCCGTAATGCCTATGTGAATTTTGATAAGCTGGTAGATTCCAGCCATGAACTGGCAGGTCTTCCAATCACTATTGATGATACTCCTGCTCTGAATTTAATCAGCCTGCGATCCAAGATCAAGAAGCAGATCATGAAAAATGGCACCAAGCTGATTATTATTGATTATCTCCAGCTCATGTCCTTCGAATCCAGAAGCAGGGAGCAGGAAGTTAGTGCCATCTCCAGAGGTCTTAAGGCTATTTCTAAGGACTTTAATATCCCGGTGATAGCTTTGTCCCAATTAAACAGGAATGTTGAAGACAGGGCAGATAAACGGCCAAGGCTGGCAGATCTGAGAGAATCGGGAAGTATCGAACAGGATGCTGATATAGTTTGTTTCATTTATCGTCCTGCACATTATAAAATCCAAACCACCATGATTGACAATAATGAGATTTCTACCCAGAACCTTATGGTTATTGATGGTGCCAAGAACAGGAATGGGGCATTATTTTGTCATCCGTTATATCATAATCCCAGTTTTACTGACATCCGGGAAGAGGATTTTGAGTTAAGAAACGAGCCGCATTGAAAATTTGTTTACAAAATCTTTAAAAATCCAATTTTTTTTTGTATAATGTAATAAACGAGTCTAATCAAAAATGTAAAAAAATGTTAAAAGAAAGTCAACTTAGAAATTGCGCTGCCGAACTTAATGAAGTGTTTGGCCTTAAACCGCCCATAGACATCAGGGTTGATCTGGAATCTCTTAAGGCAACTCTGCTGAAAGCGATTACATATCGCCAAGCTGTAGATATCTTCACCCCTGAAGTCCTGTCTACGATAGAAGAACTGGAATTACTGGGGGAGGCTACGGAGATTGAGAAGGAAACTGCAGAGGTCACAGAAGATGAATTATTGATGCAGGTTAAATCTTCAATGAAGCTCAAGGACCTCAAGAATGTAGCTGTAGCGAATGTGGAATTCAAGATCATCAGATCATTCCTGGATTCCTACAAGAATGTCGAGGACCTCAGAAGCCGAATGATGGATATCCTGTTTGAACTGAACCCTCCGGTTGTAAAAACAGAAGCAGAGATCGAGCCAAAAGAAGAAGAGATCATTCCGGATCCGGAAGCAGAAGCTCCAAGAAAATTAAAAGACTCCCATCCTGTCACTCCTCCTTTCGATCTGAAAGTAAATCCCGCTTTTAAAGCTGCATGTCCTGCTCTGACCGATGAGGAATATAAGAGCCTTGAGGACCTGATCTGTGAAGACGGTATAGTCATCCAGCCGATCATCAGATGGGGAGAGTTTATTGTTGACGGACATAACCGTTACGAAATAGCTACCCGGCATGGCATTCCTTTCAGTGTAGATGAAAAAGTATTCGGTTCTGAAAATGAAGCTCTTGTCTGGATTAAAGAAAACGCTCTCAGCCAAAGGAACCTTCCTGATTATGCTAAATTTGAAATGATGAAGGAGTTGGAAAGCATTTTGATTGAAATGGGGAAGAAGAAAAAGGGCGATAGCAGGAAAGCAGGTCCTAAAGTGGACACCTCTACTGAAAAGTTCAGCACCAGGAAAGAGCTGAGCAAGAAATCCGGTGTATCTGTAGCACAAATCAAAAAAGCTAAGGTCATCGACAAGGTTGCTGATGAGGAAACTAAAGAAAAACTTCGTACCGGCAAGACCACTATCGGCAAGGAATATGAGAAAGTTAAGGACGCAAAACCGATCTCCGACCATGAGAAACTCATGATAGGCTCTCATGAACTTGACAAATGGATTATCAAATACGGAGAAAATCCATTTTTAAAGGATACTGACATCATTAGCCGGCTGACAGATATCTCCATTGAGATTTCAGAAATTCCTTCATTTTAAATCTAATCTGTATTGACATGACAAGAATATGCCTCGTATTGCTATTTCTGAGTACCTTCCTGCCACTTTCAGCCCCTGTACATACTTGCATATACCTTAAGCAAGAGAATGGCTTAAACATCATGGAAAACGTGTTTACAGCGATTTGCTATATTGAGTCCAGAGGTAATCCTTATGTTGTAAATTTTGATGATCCGAATGGAGGCAGCTGGGGGGTGGCCCAGATAGGGCAATTAAAGCTTAATGAATTTAACCGGGCAAATAAAACTCAGTATAAAATCTCTGACCTACTGGACGTTAAGTTAAGTAAAAGGATATTCTTATTTCATTGCAGACAATACAAGGATATTGATATTGCCATTCGGTCATGGAATGGCAGTGGTGAAAAGGCACAGAAATATCTTAAATTAGTAAAAGAAAGATTATGACAGAATTAGATTATGAACATGATATTCGCATAGATGAAAATGCCCTCGATATCGAATGGCTCGAACAGGCTTCTCTGGCATATAATTATGGCAAGCATTATGCTGAATGTAAAAGAAGATTTTTTGAAGCTGAAGAGAGAGTTAAGATCATCAGATCGGAGCTTACCAAAGCTACCAATGAAGATCCTGAAGGCACTTGTGGGAAGGCAAAGCCGATTGCGGCTGATGTCGAAGCTTATTACAGGATGCATCCAAGCCATATAAAAGCCAAGAATGAATGGATTCAGGCCCAGTATGAAATGGATATGGCTGAGGTGGCTAAGAATGAAATAGGCTTTACCCGGAAGACCGCTCTTGAAAACCTGGCGAAGCTTCTTGGCATGAATTATTTTGCAGGACCAAGGACTCCAAGAAACTTACATGAGGAACGTACTAAAAACATTCCGGTAGAAATCAAATTAGAAAGAACGAAATGAAAGAAATTATCGCAGGCATATTAATCTTAATTACAGCTATAGGAGTTATTTATCTGCTTAGCAGGGTTCAGATGATGGGATGGCTCCACCAGGCTGAGAAATTTTTAAAAAACGAATACAATTTAAAAAGTCATGGGGATATTAAAAACAGACAGAAAGAAGGAAATGGAGGGGCATAAGCTCGTAGGAGCAGTATTCCCTCCATGGCTACATGAGTATATGACATTATATACTTTGGCGAAAGGCACAACTAAATCAAAACTTCTTAAAACGACAATGGAAGGCTGGATGTCTTCTCAAAGGGCGGCAGAAGCTGACGATATACTGATAAAGGAGATTGTTGAAAGGCTGAATGTTCAGCGATCCATTGATAAAGCTAATCGTACAGGTATCTCATTCATGAGCTATAAAGAAGCCATCCGGGCTGAGCTGATCAGTAAGGGACTGAAGAAAACATATGTTACATTAATCTTGTCAGGACTGATACCATAATGGAAAGAACCAAAGGAAAGGAGCCGCTGAGTGCTCAGATGAAACGTAAATCAGAAAAGCCTCATGAAGAGAAGATTACAGAAGAAGGAAATTTCCGAACAGTTATTAGTACTGGATCAACGCTACTTGACCTTGCGATATCAGGCGGACGAGTTCGGGGTGGTGGACTTCCGGGAGGAATCCTTGTTGAAGTATTTGGACCCTCTGGAAGTGGAAAGACTATATTTTTGTCTGAAGTTGCTGGAGCTGTGCAACGCCAGGGAGGTGAAGTTCGATTTGATGATCCTGAAGCAAGGTTAGACAGTCCTTTTGCTAAGATGTTCGGACTGACAATCACTAAGGAGAATTACGCCAGACCAGACACTCTGAAAGAAGTATTTGAAGCGGTAAGGGCATGGAAGCCGAAGCCTGAAGGAGTTATTCATGGCAGTTTTGCAGATTCACTTGCAGCCTTCACTACAGAAGAAGAGATGGATGACAATGATGCTTACGGCATGCGCAAGGGAAAGGAAGCCTCTAAGGAATTAAGACTGACCTGCAGGGAGATTGCTGCCAAGAATTATCTGATGGTCTGCAGTAACCAGATCAGGGATGTTATTGGTGCTACAGGAAACCAGGAAAGGACTAAGTCTCCGGGAGGCAGGGCATGGGAGTTTTATCCCAGCCTGAGATTAAGATTCTCTAATGTCAGAAAACTGGATATGGAACTAAAGGTAGCAGGGAAAGAACAAAAGCGGATCATAGGGATAAGGACGGATATCTTTGTCTATAAAAGTTCCATCTGGAAACCATTCAGGACTGCTCCTGTAACCATTCTTTTTGACTATGGGATTGATGACCTGAGAGAAAATATCCAGTACATTAAAGACAATACCCTTTTTACTACCTACACTCTTGGGGGAGAAAACTTATCCAATGATATGAATAAAGCCATTAAGATAATTGAAAAAGGTAATCTGGAGCAACAACTCAGGGAGGAAGTAATTAGTCTTTGGGAAGAAATCGAAGATAAATTTAAACAGGAACGTAAATTAAAACGATGATGGAACAACTATTAATCGCACTTGGAGCAATAATGCTTGTAATACTTATGGCATTGTTATTTTCTCTTCCTACTATGTGGCTATGGAATTGGCTTATGCCTACAATATTTGGATTAACAAAAATAGGGTTTTCACAAGCCCTTGGAATTAACATACTATGCGGACTACTTTTTAAATCATATAGCTCAAATAATTCAAAAATAAATTTTTAATCATGAAAAATCTATTTAGCAAAGGAGGGATTGTCCCTACAAACAAAGAAAACGAGTACCCGATGCACAAAGCTGAAGGTTATTCCGATGTAATCACTAAAGTCCATACTGAGTTTACCACCGCTGGTGAGAAACTCTACCAGGAAGCACTTAAGATTATCAATTCTACCAAATTACTCAATGAAGACAAAGTGCAGAGGTTGGCTAAATTAGGGTTCACTGCCACCCGGGAAGTTGTCATGGCAGAAGAAACGCTTCATAAAAGACGGTTAAATGAAAGGACCGTAGAGTTGATTTCCTATTATCGTGAACAGTATCCATTGTATAAATTTATTACCGAATCGCAGGTAAAGGAGATATGCGGCAAATATAGCCTTATCTACGGTAAGGTCAGTCAGTACACCGGATTCGTACCGGAAGCCAAACTGAAGATAATGGAAGATTTTGCTCTGAAAGAGAAAGATGCTCTGCATTATCGTGTGGACGGATGGGGCACCAGAAAAAACTCTCCTATTGATTATGAAACTTTTAAAGATAATAAGGATGAATGCTATACTGACCGGGAATTTCTGATTGCTGCTCCCACAAAAGACTTTAACATTAACCCTTCTCAGACAGTAAGAAATTACCAAATAGAGGACAAGCCAGTACCTGATCCGGTAGTGCTTGCTCCGGTGCAGGGAGGATTTCTTATCGTGTGTG